TATTGCTACTATAACAACACCAGAAGAACATGCAGGTAAAATAGCGGGCTATTGTGGTATCGGTACTTACGGAGATTTACTTGTTGATAGTGGTGCATATACATTAGGTGGAAATGCAGTTGGAATTGCCAACACACCTGACTTTAGAGGTAATGGTATATATGGAACATTAAGGGGTTTAAGAAATGAAGAGGTTGAACGAAGGGCTGATTCATCTAATTTACCTTTTCTAGTATTATTACAAACAGATTCAAGGGCACATTCATATTATGGTAGTAAAGAGTATTCTAATAATACTGAAAATATACCTGAATGGGCACTTAATAGAGTTAAAGTTACACCTAAACATTGGTTTGTATATAATGAAAATGAACCTGTTAAAAAAGCATGGGAAAATGTGCTAGTTAAGGATGATAATAAAGAGTGGAAAAATATATTAAAAAGAGCACAATTTACTAAGAATTTTAAATTATTAAAAGCAACCGTTTTATCTATATATCAAGAATTAGAAGTAGGTGAAGAGATTACCAATGATGAAGTATATGAGAAGTTCCCCGAACATATAAAAAAGGTGGCTAATGAATTAGACATAGAACTACCTACAGGTTCATTTACCGGTTGGTATAAAAACAAAGGTTACAATTGGGTACAAGCAAAGGCTATGATGATAGGTAAGAATGCAGGATTAGTAGTAAAGGGTTATAGTACTGTAGATAATCGTCAAAGAGTAATGGTTGCTAAGAGGGTTTAATATGAGTAAGGAATGTGAAGAAATATTAAAAGGTCTTAGTGAAGAACCTTGCACTAAGAGGTATACTGTTATTTCTACTATGTGTGATACATGTAAAATAAGACAAGCATTCTTTTGGACAAAACCTTATTGAGAGTTGATAATATGAGTATTGATTTATTAACAGAAATGGATTTAAGAATGTCCAAAGGGAATTTCCCTTATTTCTTTGAGAAAGTATTAGGTTATGAGTTAGCAGACTTTCACGAAGAGTGGTTAGACTTTACTCAATCAACAGATAGAACTGTAATTATATGTTCTCGTGACCATGGAAAATCTGTTTTCTTTCATTCATGGTGTGTATTTCAATTATGTTTTCAAGAACCACCTTATCAAATGCTATATATTTCTTCTAACCATAAGCAAACAATGGTTCATATGAAAGACATAGATAGAATGTTTACAAACATACCTCAATTAAAGCAGTTTAAGCCTCGTGGTGGATGGGCTGTAGGTGCTATGCGACTAACTAATGGTAATGAGATTTTAGAGCGTTCAGTAGGCTCTCAGATTCGTGGATTACACCCTCAAGAAATTGTCATTGATGACCCTTTGAAAGAGTTTAGTATGGCAGGTATACAAAGAGTGACTGATTGGTTTTGGGGAGACATGATTCCTACTCTTCATCACACCGCATCATTAAGAATGGTAGGAACTCCATTTACATATACAGATATATTTGCTCAATTAGAAGAGAATACAGCATACACAGTTAAACGCTACCCTGCTATTAAACAAGATGGCGAAGCATTGTGGGGTAATAGGTGGGATTTAGAAAAACTTGAAGCCCGTAAGATGGAAATAGGCTCTATGAAGTTCACTAGAGAATACCTATGTGTTCCTATCAGTACAAACACTATGTTGTTTGACCCTCAACATATAGAGGATTGTAAGGATAGAGAAGCAAGACTTCATGCAACACATAGAGAAGGCTACAGATATTATATTGGTTATGACCCTGCTATTTCAGCAAATGGTGACTATACAGTAATGATGGTTATTGAAGTAGACGATGATATGAATAAGCAAGTAGTACATATGCTTAGAGCAAAGGGCTTAGACTTTAGAGAACATATCAATCACATTATGGCATTATGTAAAAGGTATCAACCTGAAATAGTTATGATTGAAACAAATACATTTGCTAAAGCATTCGCTATGGAATTAAAAAATATTTCTGATTTCCCTGTTAGAGAATTTACAATGAGTAGGAAAAAGAAAGAAGAAATAATTCTTAACCTACAAATGAATATAGACAATCATAAGATTATACTACCAATGAAGGATGAAACTTCAAGAGGAGTAACTAAATTGATTGAACAGGAATTAGGGGCATTTGGTATTAACGCTAATGGTAAAATTGAAGGTGTTGGCGCACATGATGATATAGTTATTGCTTTGGCTTTGGCTAATTACGCTACTAAACAATTTTCTGATACTTTTATGGATATAGATGGTAGTAGCCTTTTTAACCCGTCAAGTGCTCCCACAACTATAGGAGGTGGAATTTATGGTATTAATTAAGGCAGACATTAACATAGAAGAAGTTGAAGAGAACTTAGAACAAGTTAAAAGAATTCAAGAACAAAAAAAGGTTTTAACCGAGGAGGAAAAAGAACCTAAAGAAAATCTAGTTGAACAATTTAAAAAGGATTTAAACACATGGTTACCTAATCAATATGGTAGTGAAGTAGATATTCTTAGAGATATATCAAAAAATTTAAATATTAATTTAACTGAAGCATCAGATTATATTATCAAATTCCCTATTGAACCTATTATTTCTGAAAAAAATATCCCAAATCTTGTAAAAGAACTAAGAGATATGAGGAGACAGTTCAAGGGAGAAGATAAACAGAAAGTTAGTAAAGGTATTGAGCATTTAATTACTGCTTATGAACATTACATTCAGAAATGTACAGATTCTATTTATTGGCTTAACTCATATCAAAGTCCTATTAACCATATGACATTTAACTTATCTAATATTCAAAAACTACACTCAATTAAAGATGGTGAAACAAGAGAAAAGATTATTGATTTACTATGTAAGATGTGGGAAAATGAAATAGAAAAATCATCTTTAACTTATTCAGCAGAATATACAATGCATTCTAATTTAGTAAAAGAATGTAAGAAAGATATTAGAAAAATACTTAAAGAAATACCTCACCAATCAATTAGAAAATCTAAGAAAGAGATGGTAGAAGAACATGTAAAGTCTATTCTATGTAATAATCCCGGTTTAAGTTCTAACGAAATACATTCCCGATTACCTAAAGGTTATAATAAAATCTCTACACCCCAATCAATATCTAAAATGTTAAAGAAAGTGTCTGCTACTAAGGTAGAAGGTGAATATTATTTAGTTAGAGATTTAATTAAGAAAGATTTATATTCTTATGTAGCAGGTTTCATTGATTCAGATGGCTACATTACTATGGATAAAACAACTGCCCCAAGAATAGGAATGATTGCTACAGGGAATAGAGGTAGAGCATTCTTTACTGAATTAGAATCTGAACTAAAGTGTGGGCGATTACATTTAGACCAAAAAGTAGGAGAAAATAGTAGAAGTCAGCACAGGTTGAACTTTTATAGTCAATCAGACATAGGAATTATACTTGATAAATGTCTACCCCACCTAAGAATGAAGCAAGAACAAGGGAAACTGTTATTAGAGGCCATAAGAATCAAGAAGCATCACAAGAAGGCTGATTGGGCAAAGCCCCGACTTCAAGAGATTTTCAAATTAATGAAATACGAAAATTGGAAAGATTCTAAAGGTCAAGGCGGTAAAGAATTTATTAAATATGATATTGACCCAGATGTTGTAGTTAAATACCATGATAACTGTAAGATGAGTTTGATGGAAGATATAGAAAGCGGAGTTGAATGAAATGGGATTAAAAGATTACTTAGGGAATTTTGTTAGGAGAAGAACTCCTACTCCTCACGATAAGGATATTTTTAATTTAGGTATTCAAGAAAAAAGACATGCACAGCATGTAATTGGCCCTGTATTATACCATGTTGCTAATCAATCTACTGTTGTTAGAACTTGTATCACTCAATTAAAAACAGAAATATTTAGAAGGGGATATGTTTGGGAAAAAGCATTCGTTAAAAAGTGCACTAATTGTGATACTAAATACGATAAAGATATTGAAGTATGTTCTAATTGTGAATCTACAGAACTTGTAATACCTTCTATGAACCAAAAGCATTATGCTGAATCTTTCTTTGAAGGATATGTTAATTCCTCCGAGCAAAGATTTATTGATGTATTAAAAGAATTAGAACAAGATTTAAATATTGCTGATGATGCATATTTAATTTTAGTTAAAGAATATTATTTAGATGATGACGGTAATGCTATTATGCATAGGATTAAAGAAGTATTTAGAGGCGACCCATTAACTATGTATTTTGATGTAGATGAAGAGGGAGATAAAGGTAAAGCAAGATTTACTTGTTTAACTCATAGAGATTTATATGATGATACTCCCGGAAATTGTCCTATGTGTAACTCTAAATTACAATCTGTCTATTATGTTAATAGGGTTCATGGGGAAGACCAATACTATGTGAAGGGTGAAGTAATACATATTAGTAAATATAACCCTACAAGATTATATGGTTTCCCACCTATCTTAACTCTATGGAGTCACATTACTACTCTTACTGCTATGGAGACATACATCAATACTTCATATACTAAGGCAAGAACTCCAAGAGGAATACTAGCAGTTCAAACTAATAACATGGAGTCATTAGTAAAGTATTGGAAAGGTGTAAAAGAAAAGTTAGAAAAAGACCCTCATTACATACCTATTATGGGTATAGAAACTGATGGTGGTAGTAAAGGTTCAGTTGAATGGATTCAGTTTATGAATACTATGAAAGAGATGGACTACATCAATGTTAAAGAAGACTTGAGAACTAGAATTTCAGCATTTTACGGAGTTAGTAATATCTTTATGGCTGATTCATCTACAAGTGGTGGATTAAATAATGAAGGTATGCAGATTCTAGTTACAAACCGTTCTGTTGAAATGGCACAAAATGTTTATAATCAATACCTATTCCCTTACTTAGTTAATGAATTTGGTATTACTGATTGGAAACTGACATTACTTCGTTCGGAAGAAGAAGACAATGTAGCAGACCTAAGAAGAAGAGAGATTGAAATTAACCTCGCTACCCAAATTAAGAATCTAGGATTTGAAGTTGATATGGATGAAGATGGTAATTTCATATACTCTAAACCTGCACCTGAACCTAAAGAACAACCTAAAGGTGAGGGTGAATCACCTAAACAATTAGAAACAGACCCATTAGCAGGTACAGATTTAGACGCTTCATCAATGGGTCAAATGCAAGAACAAATGATGTTAGGAAACAAAGATGGTGCTGAACCCCCTAAGACAAGAGATAAACCGTCTATGAGTGTTGGCCCACCAAATAGAAATTCAGGATTACCAAAAGAAGCAGCAAATAACAATGTAGATAGAAGGACAGAAAAAGGTGGAATATAATATGAATAACGATATAATTAATAGAAGACTAGAAGCGGCTAAACAACAAATTACTGATATGCAAAGAAAAGTAAATCAACCTACTCCTGTTCAAAAAGAAAGCACTAACTTAGTTCCAGCAGGTGTACCACAAGCAGCAGTTGATACTCCTGATACACAAACAAGTATTCCGGGAGTTATTACAGGCGGCCCAAAACAATCCAATAAAATGAAGGAAGTTTAAGTATGAAATCAACCGCTTTAATTAACAGTTTATTAGAAGACCTAATAGAGAAATCTTATAATGGTAACTACATGGATATATTAAAAGCGATTGATTTTACTGCTAAGGATTGGAGAAAGGTAGATGCCGAAGCAAGAAAGGGATGGTTAGCAAATGGTAAGAAAGGTTTATTATCTAATTTTGTTTTAGATGTTCTACAAAGAGAATACCCTGATGAACAAATGGAAAATTTAATTTGGCCTAATGATAAGAAATTAACTATTGAAGAAAGAATTGCTGAAAGTAATTCCGAAGAAAGAGACTTATCTCCCGAAGAAATGCAAAGAGAAAGGTTAAGACAACATATGGATTCATCAAAGCCTGATTCAGAATCAGGGCCTAAAGATACACCAGATGGAGAAGAACACGCATCAACAAGACCCTTTAATATGGCTAATGATGACAAATTTAGTGGTACTGCTGACGCTCAAAGAATGGAACAATTTATTGCCTTTGGTGATAAATTACTTGCTGATAAAAATAAAAGAGAGTCAAGTAAAAACTTAAAAGAAAGAACTCAAATTCGTGAAGAAGGTGTAGCAAGAGCCACTAAGGATAAAAAGAAGTCTGATAAAGAAAGAAAACTTAGACAGCAACTAATAGGTAATCGTGAAGAATCTGAAGGAGTAAAACTTTGGGAAGAATTACTTCAAAGTATTGATATGGGTGTTGTTAATGAATTAATCAAACTATTAGGTACTCCTACTAACGATAAAGAACTCTTCGCTAAAAGGTTAAGAAGATTTATTGCTGAAAGATTACCTCCACAACATAATGATATAAAACCAAAGTTAGAAAAAGTTGCAGAAGCATTAGAAGAAGAACATGCTAAGGGCGCAGAAGATAGACTAATTGATACTACAGGTAAAACAAGTACTGCTTTACTAGCAAAGTCTAACGGAAACCAAATGGGTAAAAGGTCTAAGATGGGTAAAACAAATAGACTAACTATCAAATGGGGTGTTATGGCTTCAGAAAAATTGAAGGCTTTGACAGCAAAACAATCATTACAACTCATTAACCCTAAGTTTGTCAAATTTACATTAACTGATGATAGATGGTTAACTAATGATAACCTTAAACCTATTACAGAAACATGGTTAAGTCAAATAAATTTAACCCTTATTAAATATACAGCATTATCCGAACCAGATAAATTGAAGGCTCAAACTAAGATTAATAGATTAAAAGGCCCAACTTATTTAGAACCTAATAACTTATTAGCAATCTTATACGGTACTGTTTGGGAAAAAGTAAAAGATGATACTTCATACGAAATTCCTAACTTAGACTTTGGGTATTGGTTAGAAGGATTTACTCAAGGTGTTCAAGGTATAAAACCTAATTATGGTGTTGATGAATTAAGCCAAATTATTAGAATATCAAAGAGTATTTTACCAGCACTAATTAAAGCAATTGATGAAGGTATAGTTCTTGACCCTGATTCTGGGAAAGTTTCAGTTGTTGGTATTCAAAGAAGATACCACATCGCTATTAATAAAATACCTGAAAGTTTGAGGAATAAATCTATACTAACTATGTTTAAGATTATGAACGGAGAACCTTTCAGTAATAAATTAAAAGGTAAAAATAAATCTACTATAAAAGATGCTGAACAAAGTATACAGAATCAAGTCGCTGAGACAAGACATGGTAAATCTTTATTCTCACTATTACTAAAAGCACATCTAGCATATACAAAAAATATTCCGGGAAAAAACATACTTTTAGAGTTGTTAAAGGATGAGGAAGATAACCAAGAAGGTGAAATAAAAGTAGACTTTGCCACTCCAGATGCTAAAATTACAAGAGATGAAGAAGGTAATATAGTACAACCTAAGAAAAAACAGGGTAAGGTTAAATCCAGAAAAGGTGAAAAACTTAGAGTGAATCTTGGTACAATTACATATACTGATGAAAACGATATTAAAAGAAAATTGACTAGTATTGAAGAACCTGAAAAATCATCAAATGGTAAGTATATAAGACTTAAAACACCTGAAGGTGATAATACGCTATACCCTATAGATACTAAATGGGTTAATACAGGTAAGGGAGAACCAAACCCAAGTACAACAATGCGTAAACCACAAGCAGGTAAGAAATTCGTAGAAGCAAATTTAGAAAGAAGAGAAAGTCTTGAAGAACAAGTTAATGCTGATGGTAAAAAGAAATATACAGATAGGGAAATAGACGAAATGGTAGGTTCTAGACCGACAAGAGAGGTTGAAAGAATATCTACAGATTTTAGTGGTAATAGAACAACTAAGAAAGTTAATGTTACAGACCAAGTTACTAAATTACCTGTTTATGGTAAAGACCATGATAAGGCAGGACAAAATAAATACGCTAACATTAATGATTGGCGAGCAGCACTTAGAAATAAGAAAGATAAAGACGGTAAAAAGTATACTAAGACAATGGCTGATAAAATTATTGGGTATACAGAAGCCGGTAAGAGAGTCAAGAAGTCATTGGATGCTTTGCTAGAAGAATTAGGAGAATCAGATGACATTATATTTAAGGAAGATACAGGGTTAATCCTATCTTCTTTAAATAAGACACAAAAGAAAAAGTTAAAAACTATTCTTAATGTGGCTGACCCGACAGAATACTTTGGACACGATTTCCTTAAGTTACAAGAAGTAATTAAAGTACTAAAAACGCTAGGAGTAGTTAAGGGAGATAAGAAATTGGGTAAAAAGGTTATTAAACTAGAAGATAAAAACCTTAAAGTAGTAAAGTTGGCTACCAGATTGCGTAAGGACTATGAAAATCTGTACCGAGACATCCGAGAATTAATATACCCAAAAACAGGAGAAGATGAAAAATGAAAGATGAAGAGTTAACATTATTGTTAAAAGAATTAGTGAACCGAGTGAAAGTTTTAGAAAGAACAGTCTATAATGCAGATAATGTAATTATGAAATCTGGTCTAGTTAAAATTGATACACCTAAACCATCTGTTAGAAATAATAGAGAAGTAATAAACCAAGACACAATCGCTAAAATGGATTGGTCTGAGATTGATGAATTAGTAGTAAAAATGGGAAGTGAATAAAATGGGAAATAAAGAAGGATTAACAATGGACTTTGCAGTTCATTCACACGATGATGAAAGAACGGCTGCCACTCTAACGCATTTAGTAGAAATATTAGGTACTATTAGTAATGCTTTAGGAACAGGTATTGACTTTAATACTGCCCCTATTACAAAGAAACCTACTTCAAAGAAAGTAAGTATTGACGGTAAGATGCAATCAGATAAAACCACATTGGGTAATAAGTCAATTCCGGGAATGGCTATTCCTCAAGCAAAGCCAAAGACTATGAAGAAGTCATCGGTTATTTCTAGAGATTTTACAGGAAGAAGTATTACTAAAGAAGATATTGATGAAGTTGTAGATGCTAATCAAAGAGAATTTGATGATGATAGTTCTGAAAAGTTATTACCTTTACTTGTGGGTGCGGCTGCAATTGCTAGTTCTGGAGAAAAGAAAGCCATGAATCCTATGAGTACTAGTGATGGTAAAGCGTTATTATCTGTTTTAGAAGAAGCAGTTAAGGCTTTAGAAAAGTTTATGACTACTACTAAAGTATCATCTGCAAGTGCTATGAAACCTCAAGATATTAGAGATGAAACTCAATAGGTGATTTAATTTGCCAAATGCTGAAAGGGCTGACCCAACCTCTCGTGATATTAGAGAGTTATATAATAAGGTTAGAGTATCTTATTTAAGTGCTAGAGAAAGACCCAAAGATTATAGAGATGAGTGGGAAACCACATTAGAGTCTCTTAGAAAAAGGTGGGATTCTCCATCAGATTTAGGTGATATGTTAAGAGATAAAATGGAAGAAAATTTACTCTTTTCAGAAGAAGTAAAAGACCCTAAAGGTGCTAAAGCAAAAAGGGTATATGAAACAATTAAATCATTAAAAGATGATTCTTCATTAACTAATGACCCATTTAGAAAAAAATATGGAGAGAAATTACCTGATAAGTTATTAACAGATAAACCTCTATTGGCTATGTTCCTACATTGGGCATATAGAATTGGTAGAGGTGCTTTAGATGGTTGGCAAAACCATGGAGATAAACCAGATGATTTTACCGAAGGTTATGTTGGTTTAGATTTAACTGATAAAGAAATATTTACTTGGTTAAAAACTAATTATGGTGAAGATATTAATTTAAGTAGACTTAAGAATAAAATACCAGCCGCAAGAGAATTACTGTATGAAGTATATACAGCAGAACATACTCCTCAAGAATGGAATGAATTAATAGAGACTAAAAGAATCTTAAAGGCAGAAAAGCCAGAAAAGGGAACTAAGAATAATTTCATTATGCCAAATAAACCAATGTATCGTATCTTTGAAATAGATGATATGAAAGAGTTAAAAGGTTTTACAGGTGAATGGGTTGTTCAAGAAAAGTATGATGGTATGAGAATACAAATACATAAGACAGATACTATCAAGGTTTATTCATTTAACAATAGAGATATTACTCATAAGTTTGGCAAACAAGTTAAAATTCTAAGCGATGATAAGTTCCCAAAATGTATCTTAGATGGTGAAGCCACATTATACAGTGATGATGAACCTCTACATAGAGCAGATACAATAGCCTATGTTAATGCAGATAAAAATGACGATAATTATGATATTATAGTTAATGTATTTGACATAATGAAATTAGAAGGCGAAGAAGTTTGGAATGATAAATTAGAAAATAGACTTCATAGACTAATGGGTACATTTTCTTCTAATTCTCATGAACATTTAAAATTCCCTAATAAAAGTAATACTAGATTTGCTGACTCTTTAGAAGAAATAGAAGAGTATGCTAAAATTATTATGAAGAACCCTACATCTGAAGGGGTAGTAATCAAAGATGCTAAGTCTTCATATGTTGTAGGAAAGAAGAAAAATCCCAAGTGGATTAAGTGGAAGAAGTTTGTTGATTTGGATTTAATAGTATTAGATATTAGAAAGAATAAAAATGGTACTTACAGTTATACATTAGGGGCTGGCCCAATTGATGATGATAATGAATACAAACCATTAGTAGAACTTAATGGTAAGACTTATCTAAATGTAGGTAAAGCACTAAACACTAAAACATCTGTTGAAAAGGGCACTATTATAAGAGTAAAGGTAGATGAAGTTAAAAAGACAGGTAAAGGATTTTCAATTTATAGTGCTAAGTTCATAGAAAAACCTGAAGTAGATGAAGCAGAAAAAATCATTACTTTAGAATTTTTATCTAAGGATAGTAAGAAATCAATTAAAGACTATTCAATAGAAGTATTAGAGAAGTCGTATAATTTAACAGATGGTATACATGGTTCTACCTCCCTAAATACATCAATAGATACTGACGGATTTATATTGACAGGTTTTTATGAGAATAATTTGATGGCTAAGAATGCTTTAATTGATATAGATATATGGAAAGAAGAATTAGCCCAAGCATATATTAAAGATAATGGTGTTCTATTTACTTTTATCCAACAAAAATTAATTGATGGCGATTTAAAAACTAATCAATTGGTAGAGAAAATAAACAAATCACTACCTAGTATTGTTAATAGATTATTTAGTGACAGTAAAAATATTGAAAAGCAAATGTCTAATCTAATTAGAGAGAAAGGTAATGCTTACGGTGTTTTATATAATAAACAAAGTGATTCTTTTTCTTATGATAATAAAGTTTTAGTTAAAGATGATGAACCTTTAATTAAATTACAGGATAATAAATATGAAATTTGGAAAAGAGAAGATGGTGATTTAAATTTTGTATACAAGATAAAAGATAAACAGTTATCTTGGAGAATAGAACAAAAAGATACATCAGATATTTATGAGTTGTTTGGTAAGGCTGCTAAATATAGAGCGCAGTTAGAGAGTAAATCAGATATGTTTAAACTATTAGATAAAGGTACTCTAAAGTTAGGTGCTCAAAGAAATGGTTATCATGAATATTTAATTGATGGTAAGATGTATAACGGTAAATTTCATATTAGAGTAGTTCCTGTTGATGGTGAAGATACATGGGTAGCATGGACAGGTTATGAAACAAGACCAACAGATGAAGATAGTGATGAAGGAATGTGGAATATTACTCAAGATACATACAAATCTTTAATGTATAAGACTGAATAATGGTTCTCCTTTATATAGTTGTTAAGACAAAGTAATAGGTAATGACCTCTCTCGCAGTACCTACTATGTTGGGTTCTCATTTTCACTCAGGTTCTGAGTTAGTTATCCTAAAGGGTAGGAAAGACGAACCACTCATTATTGCTGGATATGCATCAGTTGATGTATTAGATAAGCAAAATGACTTAATTACCTTAGAGGCAATTAGAGAAGCATCAACAGATTTTATGAAGGGCGACTTCAAAAATGTAATGATTACCCATTCAAATGTTCAAGTCGGTGAAGTAATTGACAATTGGACAGATACATCAGGTAATGTGTTAAAAACAGGTTGCGATGATACAGGCTTTTTCGTTGTTATCAAAATGAGAAATGATATTGAAAAGGCAAAAGAAGTTGCACGAGATATTAGAAAGGGCAAATTGCGCTCTTTTAGTATTGGTGGTCAAGCCATGAGTAAGGCTAATAGATATGACCCTGATATTGGAACATATAAAGAAATAGATAAGTTAGAACTCCACGAAGTAACTATATGCGAGGAAGGTATTAATCCAGAAGCAAAATTTGAAATAATTAAAGAACAAAAAAACAATAAAAAAACAGGTGATGAAAAAATGTCGGAAGAAATTAATAAAGCGTTAGAAGAATTTAATGGTATTGTTGCTACTCTTAGAGAGCAAGTTAATAATAACATTCAGAAAGAAGATAGTGATGATGAAGGTGCAGACCTCCAAATGCAAGATGTGGATGATGAAGAAGATATGTCATACAAAGCAGATGCACCAGAACTTGATGATGAAGAAGATATGCAAGTAGATGAAGAAGCAAAAGCCGCTTCAATCTCCTACGGTCATAATGCTACAGGACAAAAGAGTATTGAAGGTAATTTAACCGGTAGATACGAGTCCGAGTTTAGTGATTATGTTGCCCGTAAAGCAGATGATGTAACTTCATTAGACCTAAGCGATGAGAATCTTGCTAAGGCTTACCATCAGTTTAAGGCTGAAAAGGAAGAAGCAAGAATGTATGATGTAGTTAAGGCTCAATTTGAAGGCCGCTACCAATCAGAACTTAAGCAAGAATCAGATGCAGTAGTTAAGGCTAACTACAATGCTTCTGCTGAAGTAGATGCTCTAAAGTCTGAATTTGCTACTCTCCGAAAGTCTCTTGAAAGCAATAACGATGTTATCGCAAAGCAAGTAGAGTCGGTTAAAGCAACCAGCGCAATCCCTGAAGATGTTATCTTGAAGATGAACAATCTACATGAAATGTCGTGGGAACAAGTAAATGAATTAGTTAGAGAGGTAAAATCTCTTTGAGTCATATTCAAAGAAATTAAATAAAATAAATGGAGATGAAAAAATATGTCAGGAATTAACCAAATTAGAACAATACAAGATTTAGAAAGAGCAACCTATGGTGCAGGTGCATATAGCGACTTAATGAAGTCTGCTGGTGCAACATCTGGAATTCATGGTTCACACGATGTAACCGCTGCTGGTGGTGCATTTGGAGGTTCAACTACAGCACTACACAATTTGATTTATGGTCAAAAGGTATGGTCTATGTTAAACCGAGAAATTAATGCCTTCGCTATGCTGCCTAAGAAACCTTGGGCATCATCCGGTTGGAGAGTATTAACAGAAAGAGCACTCGGAGGTTCAGGAAACCTTTGGAATACCGCAGGTGGTACAGGACAATCAGGTACAACAGAAGGTATTATTGGTGGAGTTGCAGAAAATGCAGCATTTACTACTAGTGCTACTGATGGATTAAGCCCACTTGCACCGGTGTATTCTACACTATTCGCAAGCCCAAAAACAATTGCACATCAGTTTGAAGTTTCAGAACTTGCTGCTGCTATGGCAAAGATTGATGATGGTATTGGTGATATTATGGCTGCATACCGAGAAGAAATTGGTGTTTCACACGCTGAAGCAATGAACCATATGCTTCTTATGCCTCTTGAGGCTATGTCTGATGGCTCAACTGATGGTGCTCCAATTGCCGGAGTTCAAAACAATGTTATGTCTATGTATAAGATTGTTTCAAGTGCTGCTGAATTGGCTGCTCTTGATGCTGGTGTAGTTATTGTTGGTACACAAGAGTATAACCATAATGATTGGCTCGGTGTCTATGATTCAATTTATGGACATGACCGTTCAGCCGCAGGTAATGATTGGCTAGATGCTTATGTTGATTACGGTGTTTCTTATGCTGCTCGTAGAAACCTTACTTTGAATACTTTGAATACTGCTCTTCGTGAACTTCAAGTTCGTGGTGGAAGTCCA